TAACGTTAGGTTATACTGTTGTCTCTGACTTGGGCGATACTGTGACAGTGCCTACAGGTGCATTGCGCGGAATCATAGCTAATATGGCTATTGAGGTTGCTCCTGATTACAGCGGTCAGATAACGGACGGGTTGCGCTTGGCTGCAGATCAGGGCATGAAAACCATGCGTTTACTTGGCCAACATATTGTAGCAACTGAATTTCCTGGTAATTTGCCGCGCGGTAGTGGAAACTATGCAAACAATCAATATTCGTCTAATTTCTATCAGGATTTAGAGGCTGATATATTGGCGGAAACAACAGGATCAATCGGACTGGAAACGAGTACACCATAATGACAACACAAGCGCGAGGCAGAAAAACAAGTGGGTTCCCTAGTTCTACCACGATTCCTTCAGATGCAAAGCTTAGTTACATCAGCGCAGGTGTTAACTATCAGATACCAATATCAAACTTTGAAAGTGAGCTAGGAGTTACCGGAACGATTGTTCAGGATGGAGACGTAACAGGTATCCCTGTACTTGATACGCAAGGATCTGTTAACAACATCAGGAATATAGAGCCAGGTGCTGGCATAGCAGCTTCAGTATCGGTGGATAATGGAATTACTCTAGAACATAATTTCCAGGCAGGATCAGGGGGCGTACCAGTATTAACAGGCATAGCAGATTCTAGTCCAATGATAGGCGATATTGTTGCCGGGCAGAATATAACTGTTGCAGCAGTTGCTGGAGGTATATCAATAGCCGCAACAAAGGTTCCTGTATTGCCTACAAATTATGTAATTGTCAACTCAATGTCTGACTTTCCCGCTGCTTCGGCGGGTATCAGAACATTGGCGGCTGATACCACGTATTACATACAAAGTAACGTAAGTACTGCGGATGTTTTTAATGTCACGGCGGGCAACATATCGATAAGATCAGCAAATGACGCATATTTTTCAAAGATTACATATACCGGAACAGGCGACATGTTTACCGGCACAGGTGTCAGTTTCTCGTTATCATATATAAATATAGATACCCCGCTTGGCCGCATATTTAATATGTCAGATAACGCAGGAGGTGCTCTGCTTAATATCAGCAATGTTACAGTAACTTTGTGCAATAAAATTGCGTTGATATCAGGATCGAATTTTGGCGAGGTTAGAATCTCAGGTTTAAATGTCATTAACACTGTGACAGACGGGATAGACTGCACCGCAGCAGCAATCGGAAAATTCTCGGCCAAAGAATCAGTAATAAAGATATCTGCGGGCGCTTTGTTTAAGCTTGGAACTGCTATATTTACTGATTTTAGAGTAGATAAGATAAATGCTGATCTAAACGGCGGAGGCATTTATTTCTTGTCCGGCGCGGCATCTTCTGCAAACATCTTAGCAGGAGGACTTGGTACGGTATCGAATGTAAAGACAACAGGTGCTGGTACTGCACTGAATGGGATTGCTGTTACTGATGATCTTTGGTTGTTTGCATCAAACAGCAAGATACGAGATTCAAAGTCTTACGCTCTGATAACGAATGGCGGCAATTCAACAGCAACAACAATCACAGTCTCAAGCACTCCTTACAAAGCAACATTTGGAGCGTCATGGACTAATGCAGGATCTCCGCAATTTACGTTTAATACAAATGGACGCATTACATATGCTGGAGCTAAGGCATTGCTGGCAAACATAACGATAACAGCGGGTCTTGTAGTGCCTGGTGGAGGTATTAAGACAATAGCCGGATATGTTGCAATTAATGGGAGCGTAATATCTTTATCCAGGGCGGTAGTATTAGCACCTGCCGTAGTTATTGCAAACACTCCGACAGTGTCAATATCAATTCAACATCAGATTGATATGGTTTCAGGAGATTATATAGAATTTTTTGTGACTAATATCACAGACACAGCTAGCGTTTTAGTTACTGAAGCGGCAATACGGGTAGCATAATGGCCATTACCCCTCTGCCGATAGCAAACGGGCACTATGTAAACGATAGTTTGCCGCTATCAGCGCAACAGTGCGTTAACTGGTATCCGAACATTGAAAAGGTAACACCTTTATTAAGCCAAGAATCGCTTATCGGAACGCCTGGAATTAAACAGGTCGCGACATCCGGGACGATTAATCAGAGTAATAGAGGCTCCTGGGTAATGGCCGGGGTACCTTATTTTGTTAATGGTGGGTCACTCTATAAACTTGAGTCTGATGGCGGCACGTTAACCAATCTTGGTGATATTTTAGGATCAGGTCGTGTGTCTATGTCCGACAACGGAACTCAATTGTGCATAGTTGTGCCCGGCGCGGTTAGTTCTGGATACATATATGATGGGTCAACGTTAACGCAGATATCTGATGCAGATTTTACGGCTAACGGGCAGCCTCAGTCGGTCGTATTTATTGATGGATACTTTCTTTTTACTACAGACAGCAAGAAATTCATAATATCAGCGATAAACGACGGGTTATCGTATAACGCTCTAGATTTCGGAAGCAGTGAAGCAGATCCTGATAATATCGTGGCTCCGTTTGTATTCAAGAATCAGCTTTATATATTCGGATCTCAGACAATAGAAGCATTCCAGAATATTGGAAGTGCTGATTTTCCTTTTCAGCGCACGGGATTATTTATTCAGAAGGGATTAAAAAGCCAGTTCGGAATAACCAGTGCAAGCAGCTCATTTGTCTTTATTGGAGGGGGTAAAAATGAGTCTCCAGCTATATGGGGGCTGGATGGAAATGATGTTGTAAAGATATCAACAACTGCTATCGACTCATATCTTCAAACTCTTACTGATGATCAGATTGAAAACTGCTTTTCATGGTCATACGCTCAAAAGGGTGCGTATTTCATAGGCTTCTCTTTTCATGACACATGCTTTGTATTCGATACTGTATCTGGAAGATGGCACGAAAGAAGATCTAGGATAAATAGCGAATCAGTTTCTTACAGAGTCAATTCGATTGCTACAGCATACGGAAAGGTACTTGTAGGTGATTCGCAAGATGGCAGGATTGGTGCGTTAGATACCGCAACATACAAAGAATACGACGAATCACAAGTCAGGATAGTTTCTACTCAGCCATTTCAAAACAATATGCAGCCGATATTTTTACCTGAGATCGAATTGGTGGTGGAATCTGGTGTAGGTAACACTGATTCAATAGACCCACTAATCACACTTGAAATCAGCAAAGATGGTGGCAAAACTTGGGGCTATCAAAGATCTAGAAAAATAGGCAAGATAGGGGAATTTAGCAAGAGAGCAATATGGAGAAGGAACGGCAGAGCATCAAGATTCTTTGTGCTAAGATTTACATTGAGCGATTCTGTGAAACCTGTTATAATTCAGTTAAATGCAAATATCTTAGGTGGTTAAATGCCGCAAAATCAATCAAAGTTGAGCTTTGCAAATCCGATAGTTAACTCTGACGGAACGGCCACACAACACTTTCAAAGATTCTTACTACAATTATCTCAAGGAATCGAGATAGTTTCCTCCGGTACTCCAGAATCAATTATTGAGGCTCCACAATATACAAAGTACATTGATGAGGCTATACCTTCAGTTCCTGTGCTTTATATAAAAATTCTTCCTGATATCGCGGGTGATAGAAAGAAGGGATGGGTTTCTATATGATTGTTACCAAACGAATATATAACAAAGAGTTAATAAAAAGCATAATCCAAACTAGCGAAATTTGGGATTGTGTCGCCGAAGATGGGCAGCATAAAGAAGACTTTAATCCTGATGTCGATAATGAATGTTGGCTGTTGATGAATAACGAAGATGCTATTGTGGCACTTTATAATTTGCATGGTGTTAATGGCGTAACAGTTCAGATTCATGCGCATGTGATTCCCGAATATAGGAAGGAATATAGTAAACAAACCGGAAAGGCTGCGCTTGATTACATCATTGAAAACACAGGATATTACAAGATAATCGCAATAGTTCCAGTGATCTATGAAAATGTTAAGAAGTTCTGCGAATCATTCGGTTTCAAAGAAGAAGGAATCAATCGTTTAAGCTATCAAAAGAATGGTGTTATAGTCGATCAATGGCAACTTGGGCTTACTAGATGCGAGTATCTAAATGGGTAAAATAGTAAAAAGCGTATTCGGTGGAAATGACAAGAGTGCGCAAAAAGGGCAGATTGCACAGAATGCGGCAGCCACTTCTTTTATTAAAGACATGGGGTCACAAGGAAGAAACGACATATTAAACCTTGCGCCATCCGCTGAAAATAATAGAAATTTAGGTTATCAGGCGGCGCTTGACATACTTTCTCAAACAGTGCCACAGCAAATAGGAGCCTTCACAGCGGGCAACACAGCGGCACAAGCTGCAATACTTGGTGGTGCTCCGTCTATAACAACAATTAATCCAAATACATCATTTAGCGCACAAAGATTGCCGCAATACACAAGCATTGTTGATGCTCTACAAGGCGGTAATTTTGAGCAAAAAGACAAACTTGCAAACATTAAAACTGATGCTGATTTATTGATGGCAGCATCTAATGGAGAAATACCGGGACTAAATTCTGCCGATAGAGCATGGTACTCTAAGCTATTGCAACAAACTCCAGGTTTTGCTCAATCATCTAATTATATTTCAGATCCTAATGCTGCTATGTCTTCTGTTACTGGCACTGGTAGCGGATTAACTCCAGAGAACCAGGTAAAAATGCAGAATCTACTCAGAAAATATGCGGGGATGCTCTAATGTCACAAGCTATATTCGGGCCTGGTAATACCGGAGTTACGAATCAACAGATAAGTCAATTCTTGGCCACTCCTGGGCTAACGCCTGATCAGATAATTAACGCCATGAATTCAAGCGGAGTTAGTCTTGCTCAGGCTCAGGCGGCAGCTCCTAGTGATTCAAGGTTGTTAAATCAGAACGCTCTACCTTACTTAGCCGGTATCGGCATTACTCCGCCAGTTACAACAACACAAACGCCGGTTGCTGACGCTCCTCAAACTGGGCTGATAGGATCAGAGGCGGCATTATCTGGTGCTTTAACCGGATCGTTAGATGCGCTTCAGCAGGGCAATACCCAAGCAAATCAAGTGTTGCGACAAGGAATATCTGCACTAGATCCATTTGTTAATTCTGGCACTGCTTCAATAAATCAACAAGCTGCATTATCCGGTGCTTTGGGTACTGACGCACAAAGGGAATCATTTACTAACTTTAATGCAAGCCCAGGTCAAGAATTCCTGCAACAACGAGGTGAGCAAGCTGTATTACGCAACGCTTCAGCTACAGGGGGATTGGGGGGGAGCAGGGTATTGCAAGAGCTTCAAAGGCAAGGTATAGGATTTGCACAGCAAGACTTCCAAAATCATTTCGACAGGCTAGGACAAGTATCTAGCATGGGATTAGGAGGTCTAAATATAGCTTCTAATCTTACCGGCCAGATGGCAAATAACAATATTACATACGGAAATAATGCGGCGAACTTTGCGTTTAATACCGGCCAATCGGTTGCTGGTGGACGCACAAGAGCCGGTGAAATGCTTGCAAATCTCAATAACCAACAAGGTTCTGGAATATCTGATATTATTAATCAAGGCGGAAGCAACCTGGCTCAATTGCTGGCTGGATCTGGTGAGGCTAGCGCTAACGGTCAAATGACATTAGCTCAACTTCTTGCAAGTCTCGGAATGCAACAAAGCGGTCAAGTGGCTGGTCTTGGTGGCGTGCCAGGAGTTCAATATACCCCTGGAATTCTTGAGGGAATTGGTAAATTTGCTGCCGGTGTCGGCGGTGCGGCTATGGCTTTTAAATAAGAGGCTCTATGGATAATATAGATGGCGGTCAACCCCAAAGAGGCATTGGCGAGAAGATTGCACTAGCATTGCAAGGCTTTGGGGCTGGTGTTGGCGGTCAAGGGCCATACTTTCAGCACATGCTTAACCAGCAGGAACAGCAATTGAGCGAAGGGCGCAAGATGGCGCTTATTCAAGATGCTTACAGTGTTCAGCAACACTTGCAAAGCGGCAATATACCAACAGCAAGAGCAACCCTAATCAATCGACTGCAAGCTATTAAAAAGCTAGGCGGTGATCCATCGGATACTATGGGCGTATTACAGAAAGTTGAATCCGGTGATATCCCAGGGGCATTGCAAGACGTGTCGACAGTGGTTAACTTTGCTCAGGCTAATGGATTGCTTAAATTGCCAAAGTCTGCCATGGCAAAGACAGAAATTATAAACGGTCAAGCGGTAACTATAGATCCATCAGGTAAAGCCACTGCCGCACCGATTGAAGGCTTTACGGCTCCGCAACCTAAAGCGCAATTGCCTAAAACTCAAATCGTCGACGGT